TCGCGCAACTTCTTTGAACTACGACGGAGATTTCTAAATGAAAATTTAGTAAGTGCATTATACATTTAATGGTGAAACACTCAATTCACCATCAACGATTTATTTTTCAGGTTGGCGAAACCATGGTAAATACCATTCAAACCTACATATAAAAGCCTTTATAGAACATATAAATAAATGAAATTATATCTAATATGGTATCCAATTATATGCACAATTTTTGCTACGCTCCGCTAGCAGAATTGTTACTGCTATTCTAATTTTATAAGGGTTTAGAAAGGCCCTAGTTGGAACGATAATTATTGTTCCATTCCTCAACTAAATCATCATAAGATAAATCTAATCGAGTACACAAGTATGTGAGCTTTGCTTCTTTAGCAACATCCCTCATATCTTGTAAACGCTTAATATAAACCTCTTCACCATGGTTAAACCATTCACGTAAAGCTGTATCTATATTAAGTGCGCAAGCCATTTCTTCTGTATTCAAGGTTGATTTGTCTCGTAAAAAGCAATGTAATGATTTGAAAATGGATTTTTCAATTAATGCTCCTGTATGACACTTACGCTTCGGACAAAAGATTGACTTACGCTTGAGAAATTCAAAATCCAATGGATCTAAAAATCTCACCAATTCACTCTCTTTATCAGGCATGGTATAGATCTGACCATATTCTTTCAGAAATTCGGATAATCCTTTAATCCCAAACTCCTCAATATCAGGATGAACTGATCCAATATTGTCATCACCATATGTTATTAAATTAACGTAATCTCTAAATGGTTTACGTACTGTATATGACTCTGGTTTAAACAACGTATAAAAATAAGCACGTTGATTCAATGAACCACAAATACCATTTATAACGACCGTTAGAGAATTGCCTGATATATGAGTGCCCTCTGTTAATCCTATTAAATCACCATTAAATGCAATAATAGCATAAACTATATCACCAGCCATAGCTTCCATGATATTGATATCATCATCACAATAATTGCATTGTTTAGCAAAATCAATCATTATACGTAAAGCTGCCAATATCAATTGAGAGGGTATTTTTTGATCATATTTACCATAGTCACCACCTATAAGGCGATTCTCACCATGTTTAAATACAAATTGATGCAATTCCTCCCACTCTGGCCCATGACTATTTATACCAACGGCACATTCCGAAACCAAAGGATTCATTTGTAATACTCGAATAATAGGTAAATAATATTTTCTAATCAAGAATGTTAAAGCGATAGGATTACCATAAAAGATACGGCATTTATCTTTACTAAGTACTTCATCCTTTTTACAGGCTTTAGCTATAGTATATGCTCGCTCACCTTTACGATAGCACTCTTCACATCTGTCAATTTCAATATTTATATCATCTGTGAAACGCCATTTCTCTTGCCAAACATCATCAGATTCTTCTTGAATTATATAATTTCTTTTGGATCCTGTTAATGGAAAACCTATAGATGTATTCAATTTGATACCATCCATAAATTTCTTCCCTGGTATACCACATGTGTTTTGGTAATATGTTAAAGGTCTACTATCACGCCATAAAGGTTTATTGAAAATATCAAGTAAAGCGCTTTTATAATCCTTAACACAAAGAGATAATAACTCATGTGCATATGGCAAAGCAGGTACTGCAAGATTAGCTAAACATGTTTGCCAACCAAACCAATCAGGCTTCATTTTTGGAGGTCCCCAAATATTGGGTACTCCACAAATATCAGTAACAATATGGCTAATAGGCGTTACACGAACTGATGAAAAACTCAAAGCTCGTCCAGGACACTGTCCGTAATACTCGACTTGAGAATCATGGGGCATATAATTGAGAGGTGATTTTGGATGAATAGGACCATCATCTATAACTTGCTTTTCTAAAACTTGAACTTCAAATTTTTCAGCTGATCCTGTTAGCAACACTCCTTCAACATCTCTCAAATGTGCTTCTGCTAATTCAAAATCCTCTCTAGTGAGTGTTCCGTAACAACCTTTGCGTGTTCCGGATTTTCCACCAAGATGAAATCCCATAATAGTAGT